GATGGATCTATACAGCTCAACTGCCATGTCAATTCCCATGGTATTAAGTTAAAGTCACCTCCACATAGTGCTGGAGCAACATACACACTTACATTCCCAAACTCTATAAGTGCTGACAAGTTTCTTAAAACAGACGGATCAGGTAATTTAAGTTTTGCTAGTGCTGGTATTACTGAAGCAGACCAATGGAGATTAACTGCAAGTAAAACATCTACTGGTGATATTACTGCTAATTTAGAAAGAGTAGATACAGGGGGATTTGGATATATAGGTACAGGAATGACAGAATCATCTGGTATTTTTACTTTTCCTACAACTGGAATATATTCAGTAACCTTTAATATGTTTGCAGACAATTATGTAAGAGTTAGTACCTTAACAACTACTGATAATAGTACCTTTGTTACAGCAGCTAAGACTAAAGGTGATATTAGTGGTGGAGAAGCTGCATCTTGTATTTTTCTTTTTGATGTTACCGATACATCGACACACAAAGTAAAATTTAAATTTCATCAAGGTACTGGAACATTACAAGGTTCAACAAGTGAAAATGAAACACATTTTACATTTATTAGACTAGGAGATACCTAATGGATAGAGATTATTTTCAAGACGCATTACAAACATTTAATGGTGGTGATTGGTATGGGTGGAAAAAAGAAGATAGTAAAGGAAACATTATTCCTAACGACCAAAGAATGACTTATGCCAATATTAAGATTATTAAAGAAGGTGCAACAATGCCAAGCGAAGAAGATGTTAATACAAAAATTGCAGAATTAAAACAACAAGAAACAGACTCACAAAATAATAAAGCATCTGCCAAGAAAAAACTCCAAGACTTAGGATTAACAGTAGATGAAATTAAGGAGGCATTTGGGATCTAATGGCTATTGATAAAATACAAGCAGAATCTATAAACCTAGCAGATACCTTTGCTTTTACTGGTACTGTTACTGGTACACCAAATGATATGAAGCATTTACTTACAACAACCATATCAAGTGCTGTTAATAGTATCTCTTTTGGTTCAACTTATGTAAACAGTAGTTACCCTGTATATGTATTATACTTTAGAAAAGTTACTTTAAGTGAAGATAGCAACTTAGCTATAAGAATAGGCAGTAGTGGTAGTGTTTTAACTGACGGATATAGAAAAGGTGGATTTGAAGATAGTTTTGGTGGAACTGCTTATGGAGGTATCTATTCAGGTGGTAATGAAAATAGAGTTCCTATTGGTGGTCATCACGAAAATACAAATGGTGTTAATAATTACATTTCAGGCAAAGTTACATTCTTTGATTTAAGAACAACTGGTGGAAAAAAACATGGAATCATTGAGGCTATTAGAGAAGGAACAACAGGAACTTATAGATTTCAAAATACTGGGTGGTTCTCAGATTCTAACACTTCTGCTAATGACATTATTGAATTTGGTGCTATGGGTTCTAGTGCAAACATGACTACTGGTGAAATATCTTTATATGGAGTTAGTGCATAATGACAAAAAAATATGTAGATGGTGTATTAAGAGATATGACCACACAAGAACAAGCATTACATGATGTTGAAGTTCTTGAATGGAACAACACAGAATTTGAAAGAAAAATAATGGCTTTAAGATTAAAAAGAAACAGTTTACTAGCAAAAACAGATTGGACAGCTTTATCAGATAACACAATGTCTGATGCTATGAAAACATATAGACAACAACTTCGTGATGCTACAGAAGGTTTAGATACTTTAGAAAAAGTACAAGCATACGAATTTCCAACAGAGGTATTAAAATAAAGAAAGGAAAAACAAATGGCACAACTATCAACTACAATAAAACTTTACGCAGAAGCCAATGGTGTATCTGATGTAGATTTTACTAAAGATGTTTTGTTGCAAGATGATTCAGATGGCAAAGGAGCATATATCAAAGAATGGAACTTAGATATACCAAAGCCAGACGATCTGTCTGAATACGAAGCTGAAGCAAAAAAAGAAGAAGCAAATCAACTTGTGATAGCCAAGCGTGTATCTCTCTATGGATCTGCAATAGATCAAATTCAAATCTTAGTAGAGCAAGGCGTTGACGCATTAGTTGAAAGAAATCTTAAAATAAAATCTGACAACCCAAAGGAATAAAAATCATGTGCAAATGCTGTGAAGATTATGACTGTATATGTAAAGGAATAAACCATGTGTGAATATTGTGGTGGTGAATGCGTTTGCCGATAAATGAAAATATCAGACAATACATCGGTTTCTATGCCGATGCGAAACCTTATAGCTATTTGTGGTGCAATCGCAATAGGCACGATGGCTTTCTTCTCAATTCAAGAACGAATAAATAATCTAGAAACAAGAGCAACACTATTTGAAGCTGATCTCGTAAAGAACGCAGATCAAACTCCTATAGATCAAGAGCAATTCATGCTGCTTGAGTTTGTTTCAGGCCAAGTAGAAAGCATGGGTGAGGACTTAGAAAATATGTCTCACAATAAGGTAAACATAAAAAGGTTACAGACCGACATGGAAAAAGCGTTAGAAGATATAGAAGAACTAAAAGACTTGGTACGACAGAATGGTCACTAAAGTCATTATAGCATTATTATTGTTTTCACAAGGAGAGATGATTGAACACACTATCACAGATGGCGTTGGTGATTGTTTAGAAAAAAAAAGAATAATGCAGAGAAATATGTCTGACTCAGTTCAAATATCATGTGCAAAAGTTGAAGCTGATATTGAAACAATACAAGGTGAAAAATTTATTAGGAGTTTAAGAAAACTATGAATATTGATATGAAAACTATAGCACCTTACATAGTTATTATTGCTTCTATGTTAATTACCTGGGGTACTTGGAGTCAAAGATTAGAAGCTGTTGAAAAAAAAGCAGATACGATTTCACAAATGCAGCAAGACATAGCAGTCATTAAAGAAAAAATTATATGGATTGAGAAACATTTAGTTAACGACAGATGAAAATGTTTTTAATTTTTTGGCTTTGTATTCAAAATCCAACCCTACCCTTAGACAAGACCTGTGTTCAAGAAGTTGTTTATGACAAATCCTACGACACAGTAGAGGAGTGTAGATTAGCTTCTCAACAATTAGCCACATATTTAACTGACAGACCAAATGTGTATGTCACTACTTTTTGTACGACAAAGATAAGCCCAGATATATAAAGGAGGTTATTAATGTCGAATATCCTCTGCGTGAGTGATTTGCATGAGCCTTTTAGTCATCGTCATAGCTATCACTTTTTAAAAGCCATAAGTAAAAAATATAAATTTTCAAGAGTCGTTTGCATAGGCGATGAAGTTGATTACTCAGCTTTGTCATTCCATGACTCTGATCCTGACTTACCGAGTGCTACAAAAGAGCTAGAATTAGCACAATATAAAATAAAAAAACTAGAAAAGTTATTTCCAAGAATGGATCTACTACATAGTAATCATGGCTCTTTAGTATATAGAAAAAGAAAACATCATGGTTTTCCAAAACAAGCAATCAAAGATTACGCTGAAGTCTTAGGTGTCGATCATAGAAATTGGCGTTGGCACGATAAACTAATTCTGAAAGATAAATATGGTGAATATTATTTTTGCCATAATATGAATAAAGATCCTGTTAAATCATCTATGTCCATAGGATATAATTTTATACAAGGACATTATCATACAGATTTCAAACTAGGTTACTGGAACTCACCTGAAAGATTAAGGTGGGGTATGACTATAGGTTGTTTAATAGATAAGCATTCTTTAGCTTTTGCATACTCAAGAGTTAATATACGCAGACCAACTTTAGGTTGTGCTGTTATTCTTAATGGTATTCCTCAACTAATACCAATGACATTAGAAAATAATGGTGGGTGGAATGGTAAAATATGACAGATAGATGGACTAAAAGAGACAATGTAAACGATAAAATAAATCCTGATTATTATATCGCTACAAAGATTCAAGTCTCAGATTTTATTAGTGAATTTAACTTAGATTATTTTCAAGGCAACATAATCAAATATGTTGTGAGACATAAACAAAAAAATGGTCTTGAAGATTTAGAAAAAGCTAAGTGGTATTTGGAGAAGTTAATCGAATGTACGAAGAAGTAAAAGAAAAGATTAAGAAAAGTGAAGGGTACTCTGCAACTGGTTACTTTTTAAAATATAAGGGCCCTAATGGAGAGACCATTAAGGAGGATTTTATGACTATCGGATATGGTCATAAGTGTGTAGATGGTGATTCTTATGAACCAGGAGTTGAATATTCAAAAGAAGTATTAGAACAACAATTTGAAAAAGACTTCCTTGTCTATCTTCATGCAGCAGAACGATATATCGGTGATTGTGAAGTTCCAAAAGTTATTAAGGATTGTGTTATAGAGATTGCTTACAATATTGGTGAGCCTAAATTATTCCAATTTGTAAAAATGCGTCAAGCTATGCAAGATGCAGACTTCTTAGAAATGGCAAATCAGTTAAGAGATAGTCGTTTGTATAGAACACTTACCTCAAGATATGAACCAATGGTTAAACTAATAGAGGAGGCTTAGTATGTGGACAATGTTATTAAAACCCTTAATTGGTGTAGCTGGTGATGCAGTAAAAGGTTTTGTTGAAACTAAAAAAATTAAAAGTGAAACAAAAATAGCTGAGATAAAAGCTGAGAAAAAAAGATTAGAAGATATTGCAACTGGTAAAATAAAGTGGGAACAAAGTGCAGTAGAACAGATGAAAGGAAGCTGGAAAGATGAGTTTGTACTTCTTGCCCTAATGATACCAGCAATTTGTGTTTTTATTGGGCCTTTACGACCACATATACGAGAAGGTTTTGAGGTTCTTGAAACTTTACCTGAATACTACACCCATCTATTGTATCTAGCGTGCTCTGTTAGTCTAGGAGTGAGAGTTGCACCAGGTATAAAAGGTCTATTAAAGAAATGAGTACTCTAAAGGAAGTAGAGTCACAGTTAAGAAAAACTAAAAAAGAACTTAGAGAAGTTAAAAAAGAAAACGAAGAACTTAAACTTAGAGAAAAGTTTTACCAAGATAGATTAGAAATAGCACATGAAAAAAACGCTATATTAAGAGAAGAGAAGCGTAACATAACTGTTGATGATGTAATTGCATTTCAAAAAGTTAAAGCTGATTATGCTTCATCACAAGATCAATCTCTTGCAGAACAGTTAGAAAAACAAGAAAAAGTAGAATTCGACTCAAAAGGTATTGCACATGAGAAAAGAACACAAGAACCCTAAAGGTGGTCTATCTGCAAAAGGTAGAGCATATTTTAAAAAAAAAGAAGGATTAAATTTAAAACCACCTGTTAAGTCAGGCGATAATCCTAGACGAGCAAGTTTCCTAGCAAGAATGGGTGCAAGTAAGGGCCCAGATTATGTAATAAAAGATGGCAAGAAAGTTCCAAGTCGTAAGTTACTGAGTTTACGCAAATGGGGAGCTTCAAGTTCAGCAGATGCTAAACGCAAAGCAAAAGCTATATCTGAAAGAAACAAAAAGAAAAAGTAATTTGAGATCAATTAAAGAAGATATCAGTCTATGGTCAAAGACTGTTATTGAGAAACCAAATAAGCATTTAGGTAACTTCGCTGTGTGTCCTTATGCTCGTGGATGCAGGAACAATAAACAATTTAAAATAGAAGAAGTACACGAAGCAAAACTATTACTACCAACTGTAGTAGATTGGGCAAATAAATTAAAAAGAACTAAATATAGAATAGCTATTATAGGTTGTTCTGATTTATCGATAACAGCAACAGAATTAGACTCTAATGTTGAAGCCTTAAATTTTGTATATATGCCAAAAGATGTTTACCTAATGGCATCACACCCTGAAACTGGAGAAGAAAATATAGACTTTCTTTACGATCATGGTTTTGACACAGACAATAATTTTCTAATGGTGTTGATACAAAGATATCAAGACCTAGAAAACGCTTCTCAAAAACTAAAAAAAGTAGGTTACTACAAGTATTGGGAAGCAGACTACTACAAAGAAACAGTCGAACATCGACACAATTTACAAAGGAGAATAGATATGCGTGGAATGAAAAAAACAGCTAAAAAAGTAAATGGTAAGAAAAATCCTATGCTTACTAAGGCTAAGAAAACAAAAAAGAAAAAGAAGTAATGCCTAGAAAACTATCAAAAAAACAGATGAAGATTGCTAGAATTGCAGGTAATCCAAAAAAGATAGATGCTGCTGACTTCAAAAAACTTAGTAAAAAGAAGAAGAAAAAATAATGGCAAAAAAAAGCACAGTAAATAAATCTGGTAATTACACAAAACCAACACTAAGAAAGAGGCTATTCAATCAGATC